TCACCGGGTCGGGTAATAGCATCGACCGGGGCAGGCGGGACCGCATCAGGGTCAGTCAATCCGCCGCTTGGCTTTTCTTTTTCCTGCCCATATTCCCCCAGCAGCGCGGTCAGCTCATCATCACCAAACCCAAGCAGGACGATGCTGGTGCATACATTTGGGGGAATGCGCCTGATATTTGGCGCCTTTGGTACGTAGGTGGTTTGGCTAATTCTGAGCGCCTGACGTTTAGAAACGAAATTACATGGGATAAGAGAGAAGATAACCCGACCATGCTGGTATCTGGTGTGCCGCTTGAGTCGCGGCGCATGTTTCACCCAACAGAGCGCTGCTTGTTTTTCATGATTGGCGAGCAGGGTTTTTGCAATAACGCAGACAACTATTGGGAAGGTTTCGAGCCAATCCGCGCCTATCTTGAAGGCGAAATGAAAAAGGCCGGGTGGACAGTTGCAGACCTAAACCGCATCACAGGCACTCAAATGGGCGGGCATTGGGTGACAAAAAGCCAATGGAGCCTCCCAACTGAGGCGCATTACGAGTCAATTAAAAACGCCGCTTCTGGAAAAAAAGAAGCGGCGTTTCGGCGCGACTACGATGCGCTTCGGCGCGACTACGATGCGCTTCGGCGCGACTTTTACGCTACGCGCGCTTATTTTGACAACACACATGACAGGATGACAGACGTGTGGGAATTTCCCCGCGTCACCGGCGAAGACCGCCACGGCCACGCAACCCCCAAGCCAGTAGCCATGATGCAGCGGGTCATGCGCTCAAGCCTTCCACCCGGCGGCCTATGCGCCGAGCCATTCGGCGGCAGTGGCTCCACCCTCATGGGCGCAGAGACAGCAGGCCGCATTTGCTACACCATGGAGCTGCAGCCCAAATACTGCGACGTCATTGTCCGCCGCTGGCAAGCCTTTACCGGCAAGCAGGCCGTGCTGGAGTCGACCGGCGCTCCATTCCCTGAAGCACCGCCCGTGGTTGAGGAGGCCGCAGCGGCATGACCACCGAGAGCCTGCGCTCCTTTGCCACCCGGCTGGGGAACGCGCCCAGCCACGTCCACAAAATGAAGACGCACGGGCGCCTGGTGATGGTCAACGTGGGCGGCAAAGAGCTGGTGGATGTGGAGGCCAGCCTGGATCGGATCGCCGCCACCTCCGACCCAGCGCGGGCCTACATGACCGAGGTCAACCAGACCCAGCGCGTCATGCACCGTGGCACCGTAGCGCCGCCTGCGCTGCCGCAGGGCACAAGCCAGCACGGCACCACAGCCGACAGCAAAAACGCCACCTACATGCAGGCCAAGACCGCCGACATGGTGTACACCGCCAAGACGGCCCAGCTGGAGTATGAGGAACGCATTGGCAAACTCATGCGCGCCGACGAGGTCAAAAGCTACCAGGCGGGCAAGATCGCCAGCCTGCGCGAGGCCTTCCTGCAGATCCCATCGCGCCTGGTGCCCGTGCTGGCCGCAGAGACCGACCCGGCCAAGATTCACGTGCTGCTGGAAGACGAAATCGTGCGGGCCATGGCGCTCGTGTCAGGGGAGATGACCAATGGCCGTGCGTGACCAGGCAACGATGGACGTGGCCGCTGCGCTCAATGCGCTGTGGCTGGAGTACTTCAAAGCGCCACCGCGCATCACCGTCACCGAATGGGCCGAGCAATACCGCAGCCTCTCCAGCAAAGACAGCAGCGAGCCCGGCCCCTACCGCTGCGCCCGCACCCCCTATGCCCGCGAGCCACAAGACTGCTTGTCGGCCCACAGCCTGGTGGAAGAGGTCATCCTCATGTGGGGCGCGCAGACCAGCAAAACCACCATCGGCAGCAACTGGATGGGCTACATAGCCGACGTCAACCCCGGCCCGGCCATGATCGTGCAGCCCACCATCGACATGGCCAAGCGCTACAGCCGCCAGCGCCTCACCCCCATGATTGAAGAGTCTCCCACCCTCAAGCGCAAGGTGCGCGAAAACCGCAGCCGCGACGACGCCAACACCACCCTGCTCAAAGAATACCCAGGCGGCCAATGGGCGCTGGCCGGTGCCAACAGCGCAGCGGGCCTGCGCTCCATGCCCGTGCGCGACCTCTTCATGGACGAGATCGACGCCTGGCCGCACGACGTGGACGGCGAGGGCGACCCCAGCGCCCTGGCCGAAGCCCGCCAGTCCACCTTCGCCCGGCGCAAGCGGCTCAAGACCAGCACCCCCACCACCCGAGACTTCAGCCGCGTCGAGGCCGAATACTTGGCCAGCGACCGCTGCCAGTTCTGGGTGCCATGCCCCCACTGCGACGAGTTTCAGGTGCTGGAGTGGGGCGCATCCACCAACCACGGCATCAAGTGGGCTAAAGACGAAGCAGGCCGCGCTATACCGTCATCCGCCCACTACGTTTGCCGCCACTGCGGCGCACACATCCAGGAGCACAACAAGCCCACCATGCTGGCGCGTGGCGAATGGCGGGCCGCAGCGCCCGGCGCCAAGGCGGGCAAAGTGCGCGGCTTCCAACTCAGCAGCCTCTACAGCCCGCTGGGTTGGCTGGCATGGGCAGAGCTGGTGCAAGAGTGGGCCACCGTACAAGATGCATCCCGCCAGGGCGACCGCAGCAAACTGCGCGCCTTCATCAACACCCGCCTGGCCGAGACATACGAGGAAGACGGCGACCGCGCCAGCGAGCACGAGCTGCGAAAACGCGCCCCCGACATCCCCCTGCGCCAAGTCCACTGGGGTTTATTCGTCTGCACCATGGGCGTAGACACCCAGGGCGACCGGCTGGAGGCCTAGGTGTGGGCCTGGGGCCGTGGCATGGAGCGCCAGCTGGTCGACCGCCAAGTCATCTATGGCGACCCCGGCCTACCCGAAGGCGAGAGCGGCAGCCCGTGGACGAGCCTCAGCGAATACCGCCGCACCCCGCTGCAGCACGCATCGGGTCGCACCATCAGCATCGTAGCCACCATGATCGACTCCGGTGGCCACCACACCCAGGCTGTGTACGACTACGCCCGCCGCCATGGGCACGCCCATGTGTACGCAGTCAAGGGCCAAAGCGTGCACGGCAAGGCCATCCTGGGCAAGCCCACCGAGCAAGACGTCAACTGGCGCGGACAAAAGGTCAAGCGCGGCGTCAAACTCTGGCCCATAGGCACCGACACCGCCAAGGCCGAGATCTATGGCCGCCTGCGCAACACCGAGCCCGGCCCCGGCTACGTGCACATCAGCCGCCACCACATGCCCGAGGTGTTTGAGCAAATCACCAGCGAGCGCATGGTCACCCGCTACGTCAAAGGCCACCCCAAGCTGGAATGGGTCAAGCCCGCTGGCAAGCGCAACGAGGCGCTCGACTGCGCTGTGTATGCCCTGGCCGCTGCGCACTTTGTGGGCCTTGACCGCTACCGCGAGGCCGACTGGAAAAAGCTGGAGCTACAAGCCCAGGGCCGCGACCTGTTTGACACGCCCGTGAACGACCCAGCACAAGCCGTGCAGCCAGACACAGACCCTGTGCACACGTCTGCACAACCCCAACCCCCAATCCAAAAGCCAAACCCCCTCAACCTGCGGCCCATCCGCCGCCCAACCTCTAACCACGCCTCATGGTAAAACCCGCCACCACGCTCCCCAAGGCCGCCGCCACTGCCGACACCACCGACACCGCTGCCGCCCTGGCCGCTGTGCAAGTCACGGACGACGTGATTGAGTACACCATCGCCTGCGCCCTGGCCCTGTCGCCGCCCGAGCTGCGGGCCGAATTGCGCCAACACATCGCCCAGCACACCAGCAAACAGGTCCGCCGCGTGTTTGGTGGTAAATCACAAACGGTGGTCGATGCGTCTGATGTGCAATATGAAAAAGCAATGGATACTGTTCCGATTAAGGGGAACGTCTTTGAATACATGTTGGAATGTGTGTTTGCATGCACACCTTCAGCACCAAAGAGAATAAAAAACCTAGTGCTAAAAAGAACATCAACCCATTTTGGACAGGAAAACCATTACCTCAAAAACTATGTTCGTGATCTTGAATCGCGCAATGCAAAGATAAGAAGCCAACACCAAGCCGGTGCACAAGTTAATTATTTGGCGCGTCATCATGGGTTGTCTCGTTCGTATGTGTCCTCATTGGTAAATGCTAAAAAAGGGTAATCCGTCCACTCTTTTGCCTTGAAAACCGGACACCCCCGCCGCCATAGTGCTGCCACATGGCTGCACCCACCCCCACCACAGAACCCACCACCCTCATAGCCGGTGACACCGCCCGGTGGATCAAGGCACTGCCAGACTACCTGGCATCGGCTGGCTGGGTGCTCACCTACACCCTGATCAACGCCACTGGCAAGATCACCTTCAGCGCCAGTGCTTATGGAGACGACCACCTGATCAACGTCTCTGCAGCCACCACTGGCGGCTGGGCCGCTGGCAGCTACTCATGGCGCGCTGCCGTGGCGCTGGCTGGAGAGGTTTACACCGTAGACACCGGCACGATCGTGGTGCAGCCCGC